CTGGAATATCTGAATTTCCCATACGTCAGGCATAGGATCTTTACCAAACTTAGCAAAAACTTTAGCACTATCCAAGCCTGCTTCCCCAGCTATGCGAAATTCCTCTTTCACGCGCACATCCAAATTAATCATCATCCTTCTAGTTATGGACTCAGTGCAGTTGGAAAACATTGCTGAAACTTCCTCAATTCTACAATTACTTGTATAACAAGTAAGCTTGGGCCTATGTGGAGTGACTCCCTTACCCTCCAAATCGGCTTTGTTGGCGAACAAAGGTGCATTGTTGTTATGATCCACAATCTTCTGTGTAGGTGACGTCTTAAGCCATTCGGCTTTTGTGTTCAAAACATCATCCATAAAATAGGCATGTGTGCCACCAGTAACAGTAGAATCATAAGGGTCAGCCTCATTAATGGGAGCTACACGGTCTAGCTCATCGTCAGGAACGCCCATAAATTTGAGCATAGATGTTATTAATAAGGGTGACAACGTAGACTTGCCTACACCAGAAGATCCAAAAATCCAAAGTGATAAGGGTTTAATTCTAAATTTCCCATTGGAACGTTTAGCATTATAATCAGCCTTCCACGATATCATACGATCAAGGCGAGTCTGAAAGAAATTAGTCTGCCATGGATTTTTGGCCAAGTGTTTGCTTTTCCTAGCCAAAACAATGGCTTCCTCCAAATGCTTGAGATACTTAGCATCATCCATAAGTATCTTCTCTCCTTTAAACTCGACGAACATGATAGGTAGGTTCATGGACTGTGCGTGAGGTGTTGCCTCCAACAACATCTCGTACAGGTCATCGAATTCCTTTGCATGACTGTCATCAAACAAAAATTTACGAGGACTGCCGGTCAAAAAGAATTCATAACCACCAGATATGAAATATTCCAAAGAACCCAAAACAGCAGAAACTAAATCAGTGGCATTAGCATGCTTTCTTATGGTTCCCAAACGGAACAATTCAAAACCTTTGACAGAAACTTGGAGTCTCTTTCCATCTATAAACCCCATAGTGGCTATTATGGAAATTAACTCAGAAAACTTCTCAAAAGCAGGTGATTGTCTAGCTGCCTCCCAATTGTTAAGCCAAAGTGGTAAGTCCTCTATCCATGCAATTCTCTTGTCATTATTGTCATGAACTTCAGCTTGCTTGCTAAAAGGGTTAAAACCAAAACGCTCATAAAAATAGGAAACCTGTGATTTAGAAAATTTTAGGGCTCCTTTAGTGGTCCTTTGAGCTAGTTCTGGAATTATGCTATTAGTAGCTAATGTGAGAGTGGCTATAATTTTAGAGGGGCGCTTCTCGCCTCTTAACAAATGCATCGCTGATGTTGCTGATGCCAGTTTAGTAATGGCAAGAGCTACAATATCTGGTTCTAATAATTTCCTGAGATGTAACTCTAGCTCCTTGAAACGTGAAGCTGCTAGTGGATTGTCGGCTCTTTCCTCGAAGGTGTTCTTCTTCTGGAAAAGTGCCTGTCGTACAAATCGTACCTTTTTCTTCTTCTTCTTGGTTCCTGAATAAGACAAAGTACGATAGTACCTTTTGCGACGCTCTGTCTGCGCCGACTTTTTGCGCTTAATAAACTGCTGTCTGCGAGTTTGCTTGTCTGCAAAGTCACTTTGGGGTGACAGCGGTATAAACGCATATATCTGAAATAACATTGCTGTTATCAGTGCCCTTTTGGCATTTTCGATTTTTTCTCCGCAAATGAATGACTTCATGGTTTTAAAAAAGGAAGGGCGTGCTATAAAAAAGTTCTTTCTAGCTAAATAAAATAGTT